CGAGGAAATCGAAATCACGCTTACGCCCGGCGATAACACGCTCTTGACCGAGCGCGGCATGGAGCGGCGCGTCGTGACCCTCACGGCGATCTACGGGGTCGATGATGCGGTGCGCGATCAGTACATCTATCAGATCCGGAATCTCGGGGCGGTGACATGAGCTACGCCACGCGGCAGGACCTCATCGATCGCTTTGGCGAACGCGAGCTGATCGCGCTGACTGACGAGAACGGGCAGTTCCTGGTCGAGGATGTGCTGAGCACCGCGCTCGTCGACGCCGACGCCGACATCGATACCCATCTCGCCATGCGCTACACCCTGCCGCTCGCGACGGCACCGGTGGTGCTGGTGCGGATCGCGTGCGATCTCGCGCGGTATTACCTCTACGGGCAAGCCGCGCCGGAGCACGTCAAGGAACGCCACGACGCAGCGAGGGAATTGCTCGCCGCGCTAGCGAGCGGCAAGGTGTCGCTCGGCATCGAGGAGCAGAGTGAGGCCGCCGAGAACCTCGTCGAATGGGATGGCGGTGGCCAAGTATTCGATCGCTCCGATAATGGGTTCATCTGATGGACTTCATGGCGCTCGAACCGTTGCTCGTCGCCCGGCTGCGCGCCGAGGTTCCGGATCTGAAAGACGTGTTCACCGCGCGCGAAGCCGATGCCGCGTTGTCGCGCCGCGAGCTGTCGCCCGTGGCGCACGTCGTGTACGGCGGCTTTCAGATCGCGGAAGTACTGCACGGCGGCCTCGCGGCGCGGCTCGCCCAGACCTGGCTCATCGTCATCTCCGCGACGAGCGCGAAGGGCCAGCGCACCGGCGCCGGACCGCGCGAGATCGCGGGGCCGGTGATGGCGCGGGTAATGGAAGTGCTGCTGGGCTGGAAGCCTTCGCGCGACTTCGGCCGGTTACTGCTCTCGGCCAGCCCGCAGGCGCGGCACGTCGATGGATTTTCGTATTTCCCAATGACTTTCTCCGCTCAGGTCATCGTGCACGGCGCGGATCCTGAGTGATTACTTGGTCCGTGCGTGCTAGAGGAGCAATTCCATGACCACCAAAACATTCATCGGCAAAGGCCCCATCTATCTCGGCCCGCGCGACAATTCCGGGCCGCAGTTGCATGTCGGCAACTCGACCGTGCTGACGCTCAAACCGGCCGAGGAAGAAAAGAGCCTCATCGATGGCGATAGTCCTGGAGGCGGGAAGTTCGCCTCGCTCAAGCGCATCACTGGCGTGAGTCTTGACCTGACCGTGCACGAATGGATCCCCCAGAATCTAGCGATTGCGACGCGCGGCGCTGCCTCCCTCGTGACTGGAGGCGCGATCACGGATGAGGTGCACGACAACGTCAAGGTGAACGGGCTGGTGCGCACGATCAAGATCCCGGATCCCAATGTGGCGATGGTTGTGACGACGAACCCGACGGGCACCACCTACACCGAAGGCACGGATTACAAGCGCGTTGCCGCGGGGATCGTGATCCTATCGGGCGGCGCGATCGCGAACGATGCGGATCTGCTCATCGACTACACCGCGCTCGCGAGCAATGTCGTCCAGGCGCTGGTCAATTCCGGCGTCGAATACAAGGCGACCTTCAGCGGGCTCAACGAGGCCGAGAGCGATCGGCCGGTCGTCGTGGACGTTTATCGCCTGCGCTTCGGTCCCTCCGAGCTCGCGCTCAAGGGCGATGATTTCGGCAATATCGCACTCGTTGGCGAGGTGCTGAAGGATACGTTGATCACGGGCTCCGGGCTGTCGCAGTTCTACCGGATCGAGTACGTATGATCGGCGGCAAGGTCAAGAGCGTGACGCTCGGCTCGCGCACCTTCACCGTGCGCGAGCTGACCGTAGCGGAGCTCGACGAGTGGTTCGCCTGGCTGGAAGGGCTCGATACCGAGGCGATCGACATCATCGGCGCGAGCGTGCTCGGCGACATCTCGCTGCGCGAGCTGGCGCGGATCTGCGATTGCGATCCCGCCGAGCTGCGCGCCTATCCGCCGTCCCTGCTGGATGAGCTGGTCGCGGCGGCCCGCGAGGTCTGCCCGTATTTTTTCGAAGTGAGGGCGAAGCTGGCGCGCCTCGCCGAAGCCTATCGCTCACCGTCCAGCGCGAGCGCCTGATCCGTGTCGCGCTCGATCTCATCCTGCTCGGGCATCGCGATGTCTGGGAGTATTCCTACAACCTCTTTCTGCGCGCGGTAACTCATGGCCGGGCGCACCGTTGAGGTCTCGCTAAAGCTCCTCGCCGAGCAGTTCAAGGCAGAGCTGCGCACCGCGGAATCATCGTTCGCGCAATCGATGCGCGGCATGCGCAGTGAAGGCGATCGGCTGAAGCATGCCTTCGCGATCCTCGATGTCACCCCCATTCGCGAACAGGAGCGCGAGATCCGGCTCCTGCAAGCGGCCTATGAGCGGCTGCGGGCGAGCGGCGTTGTGTCGGGCGCGGATCTGTCCCGCGCGCAGGAGCAACTCCGCTCGAAGATCCGCGAGGTGCGGGGCGAGGTCATCGGGCTCGGCACGGCGGCCTCGAAAGCCGGGGGCTACGTCGCGGGCATGTTCACCGTCGCGGCGGCCGCGCGGTTCGTCGGATCGATCATCCAGGCGACCAACGAATACCAGAACATGCAGGGCCGGCTACGGCTGGTCACCAACGGGCAACAAGAACTGAACGTTCTGACGGGCAAGCTGGCTGGGCTCGCGCAGGCGACCTCGTCCAGTCTGGGCGCGACCGCTGATCTCTATCTCAAGATCGCGCGCAACGCCGAGCAACTGGGGCTGACTCAGCAGCAGATCCTGACCATCACGCAGGCGATCAATCAATCATTGCAACTCGGCGGCGCATCGGCTGCGGAAGCGGCCTCGAGCGCGATGCAGATCGGGCAGGCGCTCGCGAGTGGCGTGCTCCAAGGCGACGAGCTCCGCTCGGTGTTGGAAAATAATGGAGTCCTCTCGAAGGCGGTTTCGGACGCTCTCGATCTCAGCATCGGAAAGCTGCGCAAAATGGGCCAGGAAGGGAGGGTTACTGCAGAGGTTTTCGCCGGGGCCATGTTGGACGCCAGCGCCAAAATCAATAAAGACTTTGCATCGTTGCCAGACACTATCGAACGGGCGATCACGCGATTGCAGAATCAGTTCTTGCTCATCTTCGGGCAAACCGACACGAGCGGGATGACGGATGCGATCAATGACCTCACCGAGAAGCTTAAGGACCCGGCGGTACAGCAGACTCTGGCCGCCCTGGCGAAACTCGTATTCGATCTGGCGGGCGCCGCAGCCTGGGCCGCCGGGGTCATCGGTAGCATTGGCACCTCGCTCGGCGAGTCTCTCGCAAAGGATTTTTCCGGACCGATCCTGGATGACATCCAGAAGATCGATGCGGAAATCGAGCGGCTCCAGGTCGTGCTGGCCGAGCCGATGTCGATCCTGGAAGACAATCCCCTCGATCGCCAGCTCTCGATGGACAGGCTCAAAGAGCTTGAGCAGCGCCGAGCTATGTATGCCGATCTGATCAAAAACGAAAAAAAAGTCGAAAAGGACGCCGCCGAGCAAGGCGTGCAGGTCACCAAGGATGCCGCCGGGCGCGAGGTCGAGATCCGCAAGTCCGCGAGCGGGGAAATCATCCAGGTCTATCGCACCTCGTTCTCTGAGATCCAAAAAGCTCGCGACGCAGATCTCGCAGTATTAAAAGCTCGGCTACAAGACCAGGTGCATGCCGAAAAGGAAGCGGCAGAAAAAATAAAATCGATGAAGAAAGAGCTTAAGGATTTCGAGACCGAGCTGAAAGATCAAAAAATCCAGAAAGTGATCGATACGGGCCAGCCAATCGATATCAAGCTTGAGGCCTTCCGCACCCAACGAGCCGGCCGCAATGCGCTCGACGAAGGAAAAACCGAGGACGCGCTGCTGGAGGCAAAACATCTCGGCGAACTCTCCAAGGCCATCAAGGACAAGACGACCCAGACCTACCTCGCCAAGGAGGCAGAGGATATCTATAGAGAGGCAAAAACAGCGCAGATCGCCACGGCGGAAAAAGATCTCTCGAACCAAAAACAAGAGAATAACGATCTCCAAGACGTCATTAAAAAATTCAAGGAAGGCGCGAAAGATGCGGGCGAAGCGCTCGCCAGTCTCAATACGACTCCGGTCCAGATCCAGACGAATATCCCTGAGATCATTTCGCAAGCTCAGGCGCTCCGTAATGCCCTCGTCGAGCTCGCGAAGCAGCAGGGCAGCATCAATATTCAGGTCCCCGATCTACCGAGCACGCCAGCGCAGCCGTCCGCCGGCGCCGATCAGACTCGCGGACCCTCCGGCGCGCCGGTGACGCTGGTGATGCCGACGGGCGACAAGGTTGGGCTGCTCGCGGATCAGAATGGGTTGGATGCGATGCAGCGACAAGTAGCGCAAGGCGCGCTAAAGATGGGTGATTATGGCGGTCTGTAAGGAAGTGCAGATCGGCGGGATCCTGATCCGCCCGCCCGCGGGGTTCGGGTTGCGCCAGACCTACGATGCGATCGGGGGGCTCGCGACCCGACGGCTCATGAATGGCGCGCTCGATGTGGCGCGGCAGTGGAGCCGGATGCGGACGACGATCAGCGGCCAGGGCTGGATCCCGCCCGGGATCTCGGCGCTCGATGAGGCGACCGAATATCTGCTGCGCTGCGGCGCGCCGCGCTCGGCCGCGTCGAGCGGCACGAGCATCCCGCTGCCGGCGGCGCGCCGCGCCGACAGTGGCTACGCGCCCTACGCCGTCGCGGTGATCGGTGAGGATGCCTGGCTGCCCGCGACGGTGCTCGACATCACCGCCAACGTGGCGACGATCGCGACGGTCGGTGGCGCGATCCAATATCACATCGTCTGGTATCCCGAGTTCGATTGTTATGTTCGGGT